CGCCGCCAAGGAGCCCGGCAAGGAGCCGGCGAAGACGGACGCCGCAGCGAAGGGCTCGGACGCCGCGCCGCAGCCGCCGGCCGCGTGGTCGGCCGAGGAGAAGGCCGAGTTCGCCAAGCTGCCGCCCGAGCTGCAGCGCAGCATCGCGCGTCGGGAGACCGAGCGCGAGACGGCGTTCTTCGGCAAGACCAACGAGCTGGCGGAACAGCGCAAGCGGTTCGACCGCCTGGAGCAGGTGATCGGGGCGCGCCGGGAGCACTGGCTGAAGAGCGGCATGGACGAGGCGACCGCCGTCGGTCAGCTCATCGTCCTCGCCGACATGGCGGACCGGGACTTCTCCGGCTTCGTCAAGCACCTCGCCGAGGTCCGCGGCTTCGACCTTCGCCAGCTCGTCGAAGAGCCCGCGGGCGAGGACGACGGCGATCCGCGCTACGCCGCACTCGAAAAGGAAGTGAAGGAGCTGCGCGCCCGCGTCGCCGGGCGCGAGCAGGCCGAAGCGAACGCCGCCGACGCCGAGAAACTGTCCCACATCAAGGCTTTCTCCGAGGACCCCAAGCATCCGCACTTTGAGGCCGTTCGCCTGGAAATGGCGGCGCTCATGCGTGCGGCTGGCGCGAAGGGTCAGACCCTCTCGCTCGAAGCCGCCTACGAACGGGCGTGCTGGTCGGACGAGGGCGTGCGCAAGCAGCTCCAGGCGGAGGCCGACAAGGCCGCCGCCGCTGCGCGCGAGACCGAGGAGAAGCGTCGAGCCAAGGAGGCCAAGGAGGCCGCCGGAACCCGCGTCAACACGCGCGGGAGCATGCCGGGCCGGCAAGCCAAGGGAACCTGGCTGGACACGATGGGAGCCGCCTACGACCGGATGCAGGGCGCGGCCTGAGGCCCGCCCTTTCAAAGGATTCCTGAACCATGCCTTCCCCGAACGCGACCTTCACGGAGATGATCTCTTCGACTCTCCGCGACCACCCCAAGGACGTCGCCGACGCTGTGAGCAATCACAACGCCCTGCTGCGGCGCCTGCTCAAGAAGGGCAAGCACCGCGTCTCCGACGGCGGCTACGAAATCGTGTGCCCGCTCGAATGGGACGAGAACAACACCTTCCTGTGGTACTCGGGCCTGGAGAACCTGAACATCGGCGAGTCCGACGTCCTCTCCGCGTCCAAGTACGACTGGAAGCAGGCGAGCGCCCACGTCATCAGCTCGGGCCTGCAACTGCGCCAGAACGCCGGCCGCAATCAGCTCATCAACCTCGCGAAGGTGAAGCTGACCAACGCCATCCGCACGATGAAGAACAACCTCTCCATCGGCGTCTACTCGGACGGGCTGGGCACCGGCGGCAAGCAGCTCACCGGGCTCCAGGCGCAGGTGTCGGACGCCGGTACCGGCACCGTCGGCGGCATCGACTCCGGCACGGTGACGATGTGGCGCAACATCGTGCAGTCGGCGGCGGCTCCGCTCCAGGGCGGCGGCGCGATCACGCCGAGCAAGAGCACGATCAAGGCGCTCATGAACTCGCTGGAGCTGGCGGGCCGGCGCGGCGGCGACGCCTTCGACCTCTGGATCATGGACGACACCTACTTCACGTTCCTGTGGGAGTCGCTCCAGGACCTCCAGCGCTACGCCTCGGCCGATGAGGCGGAGGCCGGCTTCAACGTGCTGAAGTTCCGCGGGGCCGACGTGATCTACGAGTCGGGCGCCTCGGGCATGCCGGACGCGCATGCCTACGCGCTCACCACCGACTACCTCGAACTGGTCGTCCACGAGGACGCCAACCTGACCGAGCTCGGCGAGAAGCACTCGGTCAACCAGGACGGCGTGGTCATCCCCATCATCTGGCAGGGCAACCTCTGCACGAGCAATCGCGCTCGGCAGGGCGTCCTCAAGGCCTAAGGGAGGGCCCAACATGGCCTACCACGTCACCTCTCCCGTCCTCGGCATGCAGCCGATCGACGAGACCTCGACGACGCAGAAGCACCCGCTCGGGACCATCGTCACCGCGGTCGACCCGACGTTCGGCGTCGGCGAGTTCATCTACCTGCTCGGCGTCGCCAGCACCGCGGTCGGCTCGCTCGTGGCGTACAACACGGTGGGCTTCGCCACGGTCCTCGCTCCGGTCGGCAACAACCGGTCGCGTCCCATCGCGGTCGCGATGTCGGCCAATGTCGCCAGCCAGTATGGCTGGTACCAGATCGGCGGCGTGGCCGTGATGAAGAAGACCTGCTCGATCTCGCTGGCGGCCTCCGCTCCGGTGGGCGTGCTGACCATCGGGCTCGTCGCCGGCACCGGCTCGGGCAAGGAAATCCAGGGCGCCTACGTGGCCGCCGTCGCCTCGGCGACCGCCGGCCGCACCAGCGTCCGCGTGATGATCCAGCGGCCGAGCATGCAGGGCCGCATCACCTGAGGCGTTCGGCTTGGGGGCGGGCTCCGGCTCGCCCCCGGCCTTTCGATGGAGCTGCCATGCGCCTTCCCTTCGCGAACACGACCGTCAAGCACTGGAACCCCGGCGCGACGCTGCCGCTCGTGCTCCCCGTGCACCTCGTCTGCAACACCTCGGACGAGGCGATCTACGAGAACATCCGGGTGAATTCCGAACTGCGGGTGATCGGTCACGGGCACACCGAGGGTCGGAAGCACCCTTGGCTCAACGCCTCGGATGCGCATGGGGGCGTCGCCGTGCTCTGCGGCTCGGGCCCGAGCCTGGCGGACCATCTCGGCGACATCCGCGCCCGCGCCGCCGCCGGCGAGACGATCTTCGCGCTGAACGGCGCGGCGCGCTTCCTGGCCGAGCGCGGGATCATGCCCGACTATCAGGTGATCCTCGACGCGCGGCCTCAGACCGCCGACCTCGTGGGCCCGGCGCGCCAGCACCTGTTCGCGTCGCAGGTCCACCCGGACTGTTTCGCCAAGGCGCCCTCGGCGATCCTCTGGCACCTCCAGGTCGGCGGCCTGGAGCGGCTGTTGCCGGAGAACAATGGCGGCTACGTCCTCATCGGCGGCGCGGCCTCGGTCGGCAACACCGCCACCTGCGTCGTCTATGCGATGGGCTTCCGCAGCCTGCATCTCTACGGCTACGACAGCTCGCACCGCGGCGACGCCAGCCACGCCTTCGCCCAGCCGATGAACGAAGGCGAGCCGTGCGCCGTCGTCCGCTTCGCCGGCAAGGACTATCTCGCCTCGCTCACCATGAAGCTCCAGGCGGAGAAGTTCATGGTCACGAGCGCCGCGCTGAAGGCGGCCGGCTGCGCGATCGAGGTCCACGGCGACGGGCTGCTGCCCGACATGTACCGCGCTCCGCTCGACGTGCTGGAGGAGGCCGAGAAATACGAGCGCCTGTGGTGGATGGAGACCTACCGCGAGCAGTCGCCGGGCGAGGATTGCGCTCCCCTCTTCCTGGACCTCGTGCAGCCGGACGGCCTTGTCATCGACTTCGGCTGCGGCACCGGGCGCGCCTCGATCCTGCTGGCGCAGAACGAGATCCCGACGCTGCTCGTCGACTTCACCGAGAACAGCCGGGACATCGCGGCGATGGGTCTGCCGTTCCTCCAGGCCGACCTTCGCAAGCCCATTCCGGCCTCGGCGCCGTACGGGCTCTGCGCCGACGTGCTCGAGCACATTCCGCCTGAATCGGTCGACGACGTGGTGACGAACATCCTGACCGCGGCCGCCTCGGTCTTCTTCCAGATCAGCACCGTGCCGGACAACCTCGGCTCGCTGATCGGCCACTCGCTGCATCTCACCGTGCGGCCGCATGACTGGTGGGCCGCACTCTTCGCCCGCCTCGGCTACGAGATCGCATGGCAGGAGGCCGGCGACGTCTCGTCCATGTTCCACGTTCGCCGCCGCCCGGCGGCCTGAGCCAAGGAGACCCCATGCTCGCCACGACGTTCGCCCCGCCGCAGCCGAAGGAACGGCCGCTCCCCGCGATGTTCGAGCTGCGCCCCGAGGAGGACCGCGACGCCTCCATCGCCGCCGGACATCCGGTCATGAAGGACGTGGAATACGCGATCTTCGTCGTGGACGGCGGACGCCTCCGGCACGAGAAGAAGGTCGCCGACTTCAGCCCGGCGCAGCGGGAAACCTATGGCCCGCATCTGAGCGCCTGGCGGCAGGGCCTGGAGGCTCCGCCGGACGGCACGCCGATCCGCGGCTGGGTCGGCTGCACGCCGGCGCAGGCGCAGAACCTGATCCAGATGGGCATCCGTTCGGTCGAAGGCCTGGCCGAGGCGCCCGACACCACGATCCAGCGTTTCGGCATGGGCGGGATCGCGCTCCGCCAGAAGGCGCGGACCTACCTCGAAGCCGCCTCCGGCCCCGGCAGGCTCGCCGAGCAGATGGAGGCCATGAAGGTCCGGCTCGATGCCCTGGAGGCCGAGAACCGGGAGAAGCAGGCGACCATCGACGAGCTGGGCGTCCCCAGGCCGTCGACCGTGATCACGAACACCTCCATCGAAGTGCGGCGCCTGCTGCGGCTCGCCAACAAGGGCGGGCGCAGCCTCGCGCAGCGCGACAACTTCCCGTGGCAGGAGCTGGTCAAGGAGGCGACGCACACGACGCTCGCCGCCGAGGAGCAGGGGGCGCTCGCCACCATCGCGCCGGGCTTTCGCGAGCTGGTGAACGAGACCATCTGGGACCGCACCCTGCAACGCGGCATCCCCGGTCCGCTCAGCCCGCAGCGCTGGCAGGCCTGGAAGGCGTCGACCGTGACCGGGCCCTGGCCCTGCTACCGCATCCGCGACAAGAAGCTCTATCTGCTGCCCGCGCCGGCGGCCGGCCGCACCGTCGCTTTCGAGTACCTGAGCAACCTATGGTGCCAGTCGTCCGGCGGGACCGGCCAGACGGCATGGGCGGCGGACACCGACGTCGCCGCGTTCGACGAAGAGCTGCTGACGCTCGATCTCGTCTGGCGCTTCAAGCACGCGGTCGGCCGCGCCTACGCCGAGGACTTCAACACCTTCGAGATGCAGGTGGCGAACCGCATGGCGGCGAACGGCGGCCGACGCACGCAGAGCCTCGCCAGCGCGCCGCCGGAGGGGCCGAACCTCCCGACCGTGCCGGACGGGAACTGGCTGCAATGATCCTCCAGCCGGCGCGGACCGCGCGCGGCCACGGCGCCCGAGGGCCGGGCGGCGGAGCGGTCGCGAACTCGTACAACCGGCCGCCGCCGGTGCTCGGCTGGAACGCGCGCGACGCGCTCGCCAGCATGAAGCCGGGCGAGGCGTCGCAGCTCGACAACTGGTTTCCCGGCACGTCGTCGGCCAAGGTCCGCCGCGGCTCCGCCGAGCATGCGACAGGGCTCGGCAGCTCCGTCGAGAGCGTCATGGCCTACACCTCGCCGACGGCATCGAAGCTGTTCGGCGCGGCCGGCGAGAGCATCTTCGACGTCACCATCGCCGGGGCCGTGGGCGCGGCGGCGGTGTCAGGCCTGACCAACGCGCGCTGGCAGCACGTCAACTTCTCGACGGCCGGCGGCAACTTCCTGCTCGCCTTCAACGGCGACGACGCGCCGCGCTCCTACGACGGCTCGTCCTGGGCCACTCCGTCGATCACCGGCTCCGGCCTGACGGCCTCGAACCTCATCGCGCCGAACATCTTCAAAGAGCGGCTTTTCATGATCGAAAAGAACACGCTCGACTTCTGGTATCTCGGCACGAAGGCGATCAGCGGCACGGCGGCGAAGTTCACGCTCGGCTCGGTGTTCCGGCTGGGCGGCTATCTCATGCAGATGGCGACGTGGAGCCGGGACGGCGGCGCCGGGCTCGACGACCTCGCGGTCTTCATGACCTCCATGGGCGAGGTGGCGATCTTCCAGGGCACGGACCCCGGCGACGCCGATGCCTGGGCGCTGGTCGGCCGCTTCCGCCTCGCCCCGCCCATCGGCCGGCGCTGCATGCTGCCGCTCGCCGCCGACGTCGCAGTCGTCACCATCGACGGCGTTTTCCCGCTGTCGAAGGTGCTCCAGACCGACCGCGCGGCGCCGCATTTCGCGCTCACCGACAAGATCAGGGACGCCTTCAACTCGGCGGCCAAGCTGCACCGCAACCGCTTCGGCTGGCAGCCGCTGCTCTATCCCAAGGGCGGCATGGGGATCTTCAACGTGCCCATCAGCAGCACGAAGGCGCACCAGTACGTCATCAACACGACGACCGGCGCATGGTGCCGCTTCACCGGGCTCAACAGCATGTGCTGGGAGATGTTCGGCGAGGAGCTGTTCTTCGGCGGGGTCGACGGCAAGGTCCACAAGGCGGACACCGGGACGGGCGACGCCGGCGACACCGTGAACATCGAGGCCAACGCGCTGACCGCCTACGACTACTTCGGGGCCAAGGGCCAGCGGAAGGCCTGCACGATGATCCGCCC